CTTAAATAATCAGGTATTGTAAATTCTTGTCCTTCTATTCTAAATTTTACCATATTATACAAAAGCAATTGCGTAACGACCTGTGCTTTTCAGGTTTTTAATTTCATAATACATTCTCATCATTAGTGCGTCAGATAAGTCAGGGGATTTACCCAATATCTTTTTCATCTCATCTTTTGATTGAACCTGTACCTTATTATCTTTATCCATATCTTTTAGCTTAATCGCTAAAAGTTCTTGTGTTAATTCATCAACCACAGTTGGGTCTAATATATTTAAACTAATCTTTCCTTCTTTAAATAACTCAGATAGTTTTACATAACATTGAGATTTAAGATTGGAGAAGTTCTGTTCGTGTAGTGCTTTACTATTGTTCACAAAGTTTGTTCCTTTAATTTGGTCAGCAACTCCGCCACCAACGCCATCAGAGTCAACTATAACATTATTTGGATGTACTCCGTATTTACCAATTAACTCCTTAATTTCAGACGATAATTCCACAGTTGATAGTTTGGTATAGACAAACACTTCTAACACAACCAGTCCACTCCAAACGATTGCAACGGACCTATCTGTTCCGAAACGTGCAACGTCAACTGAGATATATTTTTTATCCGTTCCTTGTGGAACGTTTGAGAATACTGAATTGGATATTGAGTCAAAGTCAAATAAGTTATCGGACTCATCCATATAATTCCAATCACCTTCCAACAATCTTTTCCTTTGTGCTGATGGTAATGTTTTTAACATCTCAATATAAGACGCAGGTAAGTGAGGATTGTCCATCGGTAATGCTGGTACAAACTTCATATTGTCAGGTAAACTATCCTGTATATATGGAAGATAAAATACTTTCTTTAACCATACTTGACCAGGGTTACAGGTCATCAATATCTTTGGTTGAAGATTATATTCATTTAACTTGAAACGAATACGTGATTTTAAAATGTTGTAAGCTAATTGTGATATTTGTGCGGCTTCATCTACAAAGACTGCTGAAAGTTCCAAACCACCAAGACTATCAAAGTTTGGGTCTGATGGTTGATACTGTAAATCTTTTAATATTATCTCTGAACCATTTTGGAACGTTATAACGTTACTTTGTCCGTTGTAGGTATAATGTTCCCCTGACTTTAAGTTCATTGATTGTAGGGTCTCAAATAACGTATTAAGGGTAGTCATCTTTAACTGTGTTAAAACAGTTCTACCAATTAAACATCTGATACCTTTATATTTTAAACATAACGTTGTAATCCATAAACAACCTAACCAAGACTTTCCCGCACCTGCTGAACCACCATATAACACTTCATTGGTTATATCATCCATCAGTAATCTCCACGCTTGAGATTGTTTCTTTGTTAGTTTAATATCTATATTCATATATACGGTTAGTCAAAAACGAAGTTTTACGAGTAATACATCACAAAAAAAATTAATCTGTTAAATTAATATTGATTGAAATGGGTTCTCCGTTTGATGTTATGTCAATCTTTCTTTGTTCAAGACCATAAAGTTTATTGATGTCAGCTAAGGTCTCCCGTTCCACCCTTTTATTGTTGTCAGCTCTGGCCCTAGCAAGTAAGTCAAAGTACCTACTGAGTTGTTCCGAGATAATCTCTTCCGTCTTTTCATTGAACCTTTGTTGTAATCTATCTTTACAATCTTTCCAAATAGTTTCAGCAGAACGTTCTGTGATTCCCCACTTCTTGGCTCCTTGTTGTCTAAATTCTGTGTACGATAATTTCTCATATAATATCATTTCAAGTGCTTCAGGAATACGTTCTTCGTATGTTGCTATATTTGATTTTCTTCCACCTTTGTTTTCTTTTTCCATTATAGTATTGCGTTTAATTCATATTTGAGATAATTACGTAATCTCTTTGCTTGTTTATTTCCACAACTTCCACACGCAAAATCAAACTCTTCATTGAATAGTGCCATATATACATCATTGATAAACTTCTTCTCTTCCTCTTTAACATTACCAAGATAAGAATACGCTTTCTTAATATCTTCTAATGTTGGTATATATATGACTTCCAACTGTGGTAGTGGTGCAGTTATTTCTTTTTTCTTCTTACAACTTGAACATCCCTTCTTTTTTTTAGCAGGATTTTCAATTGCTTCTTGTTTTAACTTTTCTAATCTTTCTAACTCCTTATCCATTATCATCCTTTTTTTCAATATGATAGTCGTCTAAGTTATTATAATAATCATTTAACTGTTGAGCGTGTAACTCATCAGGTGTTCTAATTGGTTGAGGGGTTGGTGTTGGTATCATCACCGCTTCCACATTCTTTGGTTTTTTACATCCACATCCCATATTAAAATATATTATCTTTAACTAATTTCTTTTGTTCTTCTTTCTTTTCGTTTATCAACTCCAATAACATCAACATATTACTTCTGTGAGGTTCTGGTTGTTTCATAATCTGTTTTAAGGTATCTTCCTCAATCTTCTTATTTCTCTTCTCCTGTTCCTTTCTTAATTTTCTTGCGAGTGTTGAAGCCATTATATTGTTCTTTGTTTATATGTTATACTTTTCTTATGTGCATATAATACACCTTGATAATCTATATCCAAATGTGGGAACTTATAATAGTGTAAATCATATCCCGCTTCTTTTAATAAATGCTCACACGATATTAAACAAGACAGATTATGATACTCAATTCCAATATGTCGGGTGTTAGATAAATATTCAGGGTCCAAAGCGTTAAGAAAAATCTCCGCACCTTCGACATCAATCTTTGCAACATCAGGTTTGTAGTATCCAAAATATAATTGAAACTTCTCAATCCTATCCACGTAATCCATAATGTTAATGAAATTACGAACATTATAATTTTGTTTAAACCAATCATAACTTTCTTTTGATGAGTCAACACCAATAACCAATTTAGCTTTATTCATAACCCAATGCATCGGTGTTGGTGTAAACTCCTGATTATTTATTCCACAACCAAGGTCAAGTATTGTTTGTCCTTCTACTGGTAAGAAACCCCAATGCTCCGTTGGACTTTCGGTGTGTATAATTCCCTTAGCTATTCTTTCCATTATTTATTTAATTTTTCTAATACGTTTGCTCTTATTTGTTCTTTACCTTCCTTAATATAACGAGAAATTGATGTTAAAGGAATAGTTGTCTTTCTTGATACCGCTTTAAGTGAATTGAGAGTTAAGTACATATCCGATAAGGATTTTCTAAACCAATCTAATTCTGCGTAGTTTTCTTCCAATAATTGGAATAGTTGTTCTGACTCAAATACTTCTTGTTCTGATTCCATATTCAAGACTTCGGTGAGGTCAGTATATCTTTGTCTTTCTTTTCTAATTCGGTAGTGGTAAGGGGATGTATTGGAATAATAATTAACTCTCATTATTGAGGTTAGATAGTACCTTAAACTATCGTCATTATATTCTTTTAGTTTAATCTCATCCCTGCTGTATATTTGGAATAAACATTCGTGTAGTAATTCCCTTGAAGTTTCAATATCAGATTTGGTAATGTTCTTTGATATTTTTAGTAGTTGCTGATAATTTCTTGTGATGTAACAATCAAATATTTTCCTCATCAATTAAGTTTCTTATATCCTTTAGGACCTGACAAACTTCATAATTCTCTTCCATTTCATTTGTTTCAATTGAACTGTCTATTAACTTACTTAAAAAATCAATTCTATTGTATTCAGGTTTTATTTGTCTATCTAATAATGTTAAGATTCCATCCATCAAGGTCAAACAAAATATCGTTCTTTCATCTTTCTTCATTGACCAATAATCTAATGGTATCTCAATCTCTCCTACCTTAACATTTCTATTCTTTAACATAACGGTAAACACTTGTATCGCTTATTCTCATTTCAATTGAAATATCATCAACACTATACCCTTTTTCATATAATTTTCTGATGTTATCCTTATCTTCTTGAGTTAATCGTTTTCTTCCTCTCTTATCGGTAATTTTTAGAAAATGTGGTTGACCATCCTTTATCTCCTTCCAACCTTCTTTTGTCCATATACCAGTCTCTTCATCATATAAATATCCCAATTCTTTTAATATATTGAATGTACATTCTTTTTGATATTCATCGGTGTACTTTCCGACTTCTGCATAAACAAACTCACTACCACAATTTTCCTTGATATATTCTTGTCTAGTTGCTCTATTCTTTTCTAGTTCACAAGATTTACATACCGATTCAATAGGTCTTCCAAAACGATTGTAAAATTGATTTATGTTTTTATATTCCATACACACTTTACATAAATACTTCTCTTCGTTGAAGAAGTCAGTGCTAATATCAGGAATAGGGTCTGGTTGTGATTCTGTGACCTCTGGTTGAACTATTTCTGTTGGGATGGATAATCTATTCAACTTACTTTCTTTTCTCTTCTTATACAAACATTCTGTACATTCTTTTCTAGTACGATATTTGTTCTGAGAACTGTGCCAATATGTTTGGAAGTATTTTTCTTCTTTATCTATACTGCAACAATTACATATCATAAATACTTTGAATTAATAAAAAAAGTCAGCAGGGAAATGGAAGCTAACCTGCTGACTCTGGACTAAGTAAACTGTATTATGGATTAGTTAGTTTATATAAATATAGTAGTTAAATTGGTAAAAGTCAATTTTCTACCAATATATTTTCTGGTTTCATACCAATCGTATTGAATTTCAATATGTGCTTATCGACATCGGTTAACTCAGTAGCTGTTAACAAATAAAGGATATACGTATCCTTATCCTGTTGAGATAAGTTTTCAAATTCAATTAAATTTAATTTATCAATAATCATACTGCTAAGATTTAATATATATAAATATATATAAAATATTTGAATTAAACTAATTCATCTAATATTGGTTGCAATATTTTTATTTTGTTGAGGTAATGTTTATTACCAATTAATTTATCTTTTTGAGGTCTAGTTAAGCATTTAGCACCATCTTGAATAAAATAGATGAATATATCTTTCAAATCATCTGATACTTTTAAATTATCAATTGATTGAATTATTTGTTCTTTATCAATATCAGTTAGTTCAACAGGAGTATTAACAGAGGGATTTACAGTTTGTTTAACAGTTTTACTTAAAGAAATACTTACAGGTATTGGTGTCCCCGATTTGGGGGTATCCATTTCCTTGATTTGAGTAAATGGAATTACTTGATTTGAGGATACCATTTCCTTGATTGGAGGAAATGGATTTACTCGGTACCAACTTGTTCTGTCATATCCTTTCTTGTTAAAAACTCCTTTGATAAGAACTCCATCTTTTAATAATTTAGATAAATTCGTTTCAATAGTTTTTTTACTGATACCCAATTGTTCTGACAATACTTTGGAAGACATAAAACCAGACCACCAAAAATCAATATGGTATCTATCTTTGACTTTATTGTTCTTATTATAATCACACCACCATCTCACCCTACCTATTATAGCTGCGGAGGTGATACCATACTTAATAGTATCTTCAACAGAAACAACATAAGTTTTATTTTTATCCATAATACAAAGTTAATAAAAAAGGGTCATCAAATACTCACTGCTCTTCACTTCAGCTTTCTTTGACAACCCTTAAAATCTTTAATGTCCTATAATGTGAAGAGGGACTACTTGTATAAATATAGGTAATTTCTTCTTTATTTCAAAATCTCAAATAATTTTTTTAATTCAAATCTTTTTACTATATTTGTATTACACACAAAAAAAATAATAATATGGCTACCGACTTCCAAAAAAATCAAGAAAGTATCGTAAGACAATCAACCCTCAAATTCGTTGGTGAATATTGCAGAATGATTGGGACACCTTTAACACTTAAAGAAATTGTGAGAATTACAAACGTTTTAACGGATTATTGTCAGAATGGATACACCAAAGAGATTGGTGATTTATTGGATAAGATAGATTCACACATCTCTTCAAAGTTTGAAGAAGTATAATTTTTTTTGTTTTATATATATAATATTGGGTGGTCGGTGTACCACCCTTTATTTTTTTGTACGAGTTCAGTATATTTATATTAGTGGAAGGTCGGAGTTATTACTTTTAATATTTTTGCCATC